ATTGAAAATAATGGTATTTCTGCTAACGGATTAAACATGGTAATTGAAGGAAATATAATTAATAATTTTGGTGATGCTATTTCATCAACAGTCACAGACAAGGATGGTATCCGTGTCACTAGGCCGGGAAGCTATAGCGGTAATAGGATTAGTAACGGACCTATCGCGTTTCTTTATAACGGAGACCCGACTAATTTTGTTGTTGAGGGTAATACCGGCACTGGCATTAGTGAATTTGTGCATCGTTTTGTGGGTTTTAGCGGCGACAGGTATATCCTAGCCAATAATGTTATTGCCACGACTGGTACAATACTTTCAGGCCAACCTGGGGCAAGTGCCAGCAAAATATACAAAGACAATATTTAAGCTGTTAAAATTTCTTGACGCCTAAAACTGCAATATTTTGCCTACTCACCAGATGGCACCCTTGGCGGTTGGTCGATACAGGAGTGTTGAGATGAGATACTTCATTAGCCCATGGCCAGCAGCTGGTTAATCGTATTTTCCAGTTGCTGTTCATCCTCAAACACACGAGAAAGGATAAGCCGCCAGCACACGTTGAAGGCCGCCCGGTGAATAGCATTTTTATTGCCAGGTAATTCCGCGAACAAGCATGCTTATCGTGGCTTCACTCACGCTGTATTCGGCGGCAAGAACTCTGCCGCCGTTAACCGAACACCGGAAAGCGTATCGGGAGCGGATATCTTCAACCTGATCCGCAGTGAGTTTTGCAAAATGGCCGGCCTCGCCTCGTGTTGATCTACCTCTTTCGGCCATGTCACGAAGATTGTCCTTTTGAGTGCCTAGCTCTAAATGATTCGGGTTAATGCATGCAGGGTTGTCGCACTTGTGACGAACTACCAGACCATCTATATCTTTTAGATCTATCCCTTTTTCCTCTACGTATGCAACCCGATGAGCGCGACAAACTTTTCCCTGCCACCAGCGTTTTCCATAGCCACTACGGGTTCGTGATTTTTCCCATTCAATGCAGTTTTTCATATCTCTACCCTCAGAGAATCCTGAAATATTGAAATGCGGAAGCACGCTTCAGGTGATACGTGCGTTCGGGAGCTACCCTATCCGCATAGCTACAGGCTAACCAAGAGCAAGCAAATGATCTACTGCCGTTTGAGCCTGAGACTCGCTTTCAAATGTTCTTGAAAGAATGAATCGCCAAACTACCGCAAATGCCGCACGGTAAAACTGGTTGAATTCATCTTGTGACATAGCGTTGAAGTTTATGGACCGGGCTCTTTTCGTCACACCGTTGGGTGTCATAACGTAATCGAAGTATCCCGCCTCAACCTTGATCCATTCGTGAAGCGCCTCACGGGACTTGTGAGGGCTATCTATCCGTAACCCGCGTGAATGCCTTAATTCATCGAGGAACGCAGAGCAGGCCCTACGCACGGCGCCGGAATTGCCGCCTTTCCTGTCCAGCCAATCCGCGAACCGTTTAAGCGTGCCGGTTTCGCTGGCGGATACCAGGCCGCCCGTGGGCTCCCAATAGTCCATGGTGAGCTCGATCAGACCGCCCCAATACAGCCTGTGGTGCTGCAGGGACCGGGCTTTGATCTGTGTCAGGGATACCCGGACAGCCTGGCCAACCTTGAATTTACCCATGTGTTCCTGATCTGCCGCTGAGGCCGGCCGCAAGGATCCGTCCTGGCCTTTCACCAGCATGACTTCAATGGCCATTCAGTTCTTCCCTGAGCTTTGCCAGTGTTTCTTTACCCTTCTTTCGACTGGCCTCAGTGACAACGCCACTTGGATTTCCGTGTTCGATCAGTGTTGGCTGTTCGTAAAAATCGTGGCCGTTCTGCCAATGCTCAATCATCTGGTCGTATGCTTTTGCCATGGCCTTGTGGGCCCTTTCGGAATCAAGCTGATTCATTTCATACCAGTCAATCATCCGGCTCATGGTATACACGGCCGGCACCAGGTTTGTTCGCTTCCTGTTGTGACTGCCTCGCTTCAGCAGGGCCGTCATCTGGCTTATGGCGTTGTCCTTGCCCGGTATGCCTGCCCGTTCCTTGGCTGCCTCAAGGCACCAGGCGCAGAACTGGCCGGCGCTAGGTGGCCTTACCCATCCCGAAGCCCTGGCCTGCTCCAGCCCCGCCTGGATCATTTCAATATCAGCCACACCGGATTTAATGATCTGCTTCGACCATTGCCGCTTTGCAGCCTTCACTTCTCCCTCTGACTGCCATATTTCACGCCACTTTGGGAAAATCTCTTGCAGCCTGGTAAACAATTTGTTGATTACCCGCTTGTCCATTTCCTCAAAGGTCGCTGAAGTCTCCTGACCGGGGATCGAAGTTTTCTGCCCAGCTGGTGTCGTCCTGGTCTGTTGTAAACTCCGGGACACCTGACTTACCGTTTTGCTGATATTTTCCATTGGTCAACCACTCCGCTTTGAATCCGCGCCAGCCTCTCGTTGCCGCTTCTGCCAAACATTCATCAACGGATATTCCCATTTCCGCCGCTTTTCGTAACTCCTTGCCGATCTGGTTCATGGCTGTCTGGCTATGTGTCGCTTTGGCTTTTCGCCTGGCTGCCAACCAATCCTTAAAAACCTGTCCAGATGGCATGGCTGGCCACGACGAATAATCAATCGAGGCACCGCCCGTATCTGTTTTCTTTTCATTCTTCTCATTCTTATTCTTCTTGTTTGTGTATCGTCTGTTGTCTTTCTGTTGTCCCTCTGTTGTATCGCCTGTTGTATCGCCTGTTGTATCGCCTGTTGTATCGCCTGTTGTATCGCCGTCCTGATATTTCTCGTAGTTACAGATAGTTAAGACAGTTGTTAGTTTGTCGGTTTGTTGTATCGTCATTCCCTTCTTTTCGAGAAGTCTTAGAAACCTTCTTACTTTGTTTCTGCTCCACTGCCAACGCTTCGCCATGGTCAATTCAGACCAGGCAAGCTGACCCCGATCCACCTTCACTTCGATGCCACGGACCCACGTAGATCCTGGCGCATGATTCGTGTTCCCGATCAGGTCAATCCATGCCTGGCCTTTGGTAAATGGTTCTGCCGTCCATAATTCGTGGTCGAATATGGACCGGTGTAACTTTATCCATCCGTTAGCCGACATTGGACCCTCACTTGCTCAGGTATTTAACCAGCGCCATGTAAGTGTCGTATGTTGGATTTGGCCGTTTACCGTTGGCTACTTCCAGCACCGTGTGGTACGTGAGCCCGGTTTCCTTGGACACCAGCTTGAGCTTCCTATCGCTCAACGCCTCTCTGACTTCTTCCATGGACATAGCTCTTGTGTCTTGCATGTTTAACCCTTTCTAAGTTGGATTGGTATTGACAACGACGAATATATACCCTAACTTTCGATTCAGGTCAAACGAGGTCTGCGAGGCAAACATGGGAAGAAAGGTAATACCGGCAATCGCCATCACCGTCGTTTTTCTCGCTCTTGGCCTGGTAGGTCAGAGCGACTACGAGGAAGAGCTGGCCGCCAAGCGGCACTACTGCAATATGGTTGAGCAAGGCCACTGGCCAGATTTCAACCCACAAACTGACTGCGATACGGAGCGTGGCAAATGAGCAACACCATTCCAGACACCATCGAAGTAACGATTTATTTTCACTTGTCGAAATACTCAAACGGCAAAGTGGATGCCATGTGTACGGACATGTCGAAATACGGCTATATCCTGCTTGGCACTGAAACCGTGGTACTCAGCGTGCCAAAAACAGACCCGGTAGAGGCCGAAATGAACATGCTGGAAGCGTGCGCAGAGGAAGTGCGCGACGAATACTTCCGGAAGATCACGCCTATCGAGCAGCGCATCCGTGAGCTGACGGCCATCGAACACAAGCCGGAGAGTGACAGTGAATAACCTGGATCTGTGGAAAAGCGTTGAGGAAACCGCGCCAGGCTACACCAAGACTGGCGACCTGGATGGCCGCAAGGTTACCAGTATCAACGGCACCTACATGGTGAAGCGGGCCACTGAGGCGTTTGGTCCGATTGGCCAGGGCTGGGGATACGAGATCGAGGACGAGAGTTTCCAGCCGGGAGCGCCTATCACCAAGGACGGCGCCGTGATTGGAAACGCCATCATGCACACGCTCAAGGTCCGGCTGTGGTACATGCGTGGCGACAAGAAGTGTGAAGTGGTGCATTTCGGCCACACGCCCTATATCCGGGGCACGCACTACGGCGCCATGACCGACTTTGACGCGCCGAAGAAATCCCTGACCGATGCCATCAAGAAATGCCTGTCCATGATTGGCTTCAGTGCTGACGTGTTCCTGGGGCTCTACGACGATACCAACTATGTCGAGGCCGCCAAGGTGAAGGAATCCGTG